GCACAATCTTCGAAGCGTCTTTATAGCCCATCTGTTCAGCAAGGGTTTTTGCTGCCTCAACGGCTTTACCAGTTACAATCTGGGGCGGCACACCAAGCTGCAGCAGAGCCGGGTAAATCTGAGAAAGCAGCAGCATCATGTTTTGCGTTGCTTCCTGACGCTGGCCTGCGCCGACGCCTGCAGAAATATCGAGATCGTATTCGCCTTTGAGGTCGTCTGGCCTGATGACAATGCTTTTGCCTTCGGTGAGTCTGACAACCTGCTCATTGTCGATGTAGCGGGTATTCATTTCGACCAGTAATTCGAAGAGATCTAGAACGCCGGTTTCGGCAAACATGCGGGCAATCATTTCGATGCGCTGGTTCGCTGCGCTCATGATTGCAGTTATGCCGGTGGCGGTTTTGTTAAGACTTTTGCTGTCGAGGCCCTGGTTGTATTTGGTAACGCCAGTGCGGTTTTCTTTGATGCTGTCGAGATATTCAACCATCGGCATAGCAGCCGGTGACATTGGCGATTCTGGCAGGTAAGAAACGATAGAGCTGATAGGTCGGTCGCCTGTTACCCTGGCACGCAACCACTTGCGATTGTCGCGCAGGTCGTCAGGGTTGATTGCCAGTTCGTCTACAATTGCCTGACGGTCGTTGTTATTGGCAATGTTGACGATAATCTGCCGCATGATCGCGGTCTTGATGTCCTGCAGTTCGCCGATGAGATCATCAAAGGTTCTGCCGGTGAGCTGATACTGATCTGGATAAGGCGACAATACGGCAAAGTGCGGGCGGCCGAGTTCGTTTTCTTCAATCCTGACGATTGTGTCACCGATAACTGTCACAATAACGTCTTCGCTGATATTGTCGTCGTTGATGTCATATTTGCCGAAACATTCTTCGACCCAGAACTGCATGCGGCTGGTATCGAGATCGGCAGCCCCGTCGTTATATGGGTTGTCGTCGCGCAGAAATTCTTCGAGAGTTTCGTCTTCGTCGCTGATATATCGAGCAACGGCAAGTTGCTCTTCTGTGATCTTTTCGAAGATGCCGTTCTTTATATTGGTTTCAATTTCGCTGCGGGTCATCAGGCGCTTGTGCTTGCAAAACTGCAGGCGCTTCACGTCGGCTGAGTCTGGCAGCCATGCAAATTCTGACACCGGCACGTTGTCGAAAACGGGCTGATTTTTTACGAGTTTGTTTGTCTTGACGGTGACTTTGTATGTGCCGTCTGGCTGCTCTTCGGCCCTGACAAACTTAACGCCGACAGCTTCGAAATTGGCGGCCATAAAGTCATCGGCGGCCATGATGTCAGATTCTTCGACTTCCTTTTCCTCACGTTCCCATCTGATTTTAACGACGGCATGACCGAGCTGCAGGGCATCGAGCAACCAGCGGTAAAAGATCAGGAAACCGCGATTCTTTTTCTGAAGCTGCCACGAACAAAGCATCTGCATCGGTGCAGCGTCATCATCCGGAGTTCGGCCAGTTATAGAAATAGGGTCCTGGCCGCCAAAGAATATTTTCATCAGCGACGGGATTACCCAATAAACGGTATCGGCCACGTCTGACATGGTAAAGCTGCTTCGGCGCGAGAGCTGTGGGAAAAGCGTTTGGTAATATTCTTTCGACGAGTAAAACCGCTGCAGGCGCTTCAGGCATGCCGGCTCGACGTTATCGGTATAATACAAGTCTGCCGCGTCGATGTCGGCCTTGACGTATTCGAGAACCTTCTGACGTGTTTCTTGTGAGATCGCGGCCATTTTATAATTCTCCTGATTTGCCTATTTCCGACCATGAGCGGCTTGATGCCGCCTGTGCTGTTGCTGTCCAGTTCGCGAGATATTGCAGCGCTTGAGTCATCGAGTCCACATCGTCATCGTGTGGTGCCATCGGAAAAGCCGCAACTTGGGTTTCAAAATCGATCAGCCAGGCGGCGACTTCCGGCAGATAAACGCGGCCGGATTCGGCAATGCCGCTAACGCCCTGCGCCCTGATAACTTTTGATTTATCTGGCACAACCGGAACTACCGGCAGGCGTGTTTCGCGTTGAAGCACCTGCAATAGCTGCTGCCCGCTGCCTTTATCTTCGATCAGAATCACGCCGGGGTTGTCGCGGGCCGCCATCGCCTGAACGCTGCGAACCAAATCAGGGAACTGCAGGCGAGCAGAAAAGCGGTCGGCAAGATAAAGACCTGCCGGGTGAACATCCCAGCGCGTCATGCTGGTCGGGTCGTTCAGGTCGTCGTCTTTTGTGCCGGTATCCCAGGAATGAACGATAAGCTGCGGTGCAGCCGGCAGGGTTTTATATCGCCTGAACCATTCAAGCTTGAATATGCTGCCTTCGTCTGGCGTGGGTTGTTGTTGATAGAGTGCTGACCATTCGCGAGAACCGGATTGTTCTTTGATTCGCAACAGGTCATCGGCTGAATAATCTTCGGGCCAGAGTGCTTCGCCGGGCTGCCGATCAAGCGGGTCATTTTCTTCTGCGATTGCTGGCAGCGATAATACTTCCCAGCCTTCCGAGGCGTGATCTTTGAGCAGCCAGCCTGACAGGTCGTCATGGTGCCATCGGGTGTTCATAATAATAACGGCGCCGCCTGGCATTAAACGGGTGTAAGCAACCGAGCGATACCAATCTTTGAGCCTGCGCCGGTATGTTTCGCTGTCGGCTTCTTCACGGCCCTTCACGGGGTCGTCGATAATAAGCAGATGGGCACCGCGACCAGTTGCAGCACCACCAACGCCCAAAGCGAAATAGCTGCCGCCGCGAGATGTCGCCAGGCGTTTCTGGCTGGCGCTGTCGGTTGAGAGCTGACATTCCCGAAAGATCGCTTGAAACATCGGGTCGGCCATCTGATTTCTGATCTTACGGCCGAAGTCTTCGGCAAGTTCTTGCGCGTAGGTTGCATGAATGACATATTTGTCAGGGTTGCGGCCGAGATACCACGCGGGGAAAAACTCTGAAGTGATCATTGATTTTCCGTGCCTGGGTGGGGCGAAGATCATCAGGCGCTTGCACTTTCCTGATTCAACATCTTCGAGCGCTCTGGCTATCGCCTGGTGGTGTTTCGCTGCGCGATAGTTCGGCCATTGTAGTTTTGCATACTCGACCAGATCGCGCCGGGCGAGTTCGTTTTTAAGTTCTGACAGCGGCGGTAGCAGACTCATTTTTTTGCCCCCGCCTTTGTTGCCAGTTCGATAAGCTGCCGCAATTCTTCGGCGGTAAGTCTGCTATAGTCGTAATCGATCTGTATCGGTGTGCCGTTTGGACCGCTAAATTCGTGCTTCTCTGTTTTTAAGCCGAGAATATCAATCATGTTTCGAACTGCGCCGTTTGCCCCTTGCGGGTTCCAGTTTGGCCCGGTGCATTTTTCGATAATCAACTTGGTCTTACGCAACAACCAGCCGCGATGATTGATTGATTTTTTCCTGATGCTTTTTCTGCGCTCTTCAACGGCTGCTTTGACGCTAGCATTGGCTAGCAGCCTTGCTGCCTGCTCGTTTGCCGCCTTTGGGGCGTAGCCGGCCCTTATGGCGGCCTGGGTGCCGTTGAAATCGACTACATATTCGTCAACAAATCTCTGCCGCTTTGGCGACAGCTGATTGTATGCGGATTGTTCAGTTTTCTGGCTCATATCTACATCTTATCAAAAAACTGATAAATTTTAAAGCATGTTGTGGAAAAGTATGCTATGCTTTCGTTATCCTCTCAAAAGATCCTCTCAAATTGCCCGCCATTTTTCGGCGGGCTTCTTTTTTGCGCTGGTTGCCTAAAACAAAAAATCCCCGGATTTCTCCGGGGGTATGGATTAGTTATCATCAACCTGCGCTGCGTATTTCGCCATGATTTTAAGCTGCAGCGTTTTGATTTCGGTCTCCAGTTCGAAAACCTTTTCGCGCAAGGTTTCGTTCAGCTTTTGCTCGTGTGCTAATGCCCGCTTCAAGACTTGCTCAGCTTCGCTCATTTTTTAATCTCCCTCGGTTTAAACACCTGACATCCCGAACAGCCGTAATATATTTTGCGTTCACAGCCCAGTTCTTCTGCGCAATTTGCCGGTGTCTTGATTAGATTCATCAACCATTCAATCAGAACACCCAGGTCGGGCCACACATCGGGCTTGTTGTGCGCTTTTTGCCATAGCTTGTCGGCCTCCATGGTTCGATTGTGACACATCCTTACCAGCTCGTGGTGTTCTTCGATTTCAGCTCTGGCATGGGCAAGCTGTTTCTTTAGCTCATTCAGCGCAAGAGTGAAGAAGACAAGGTTTTCGCGCTCTGCCTCAGCGGGCCGGTGCATTGCATCAGGTATTGTTATCATCACTTCGCCCCTTTCTGTCGCATTCATCAGGCAGATTAAACACGGCTCGTCATCAGGGTTTTCGCTATTAAAAAGCCCGCGTTCACATTTTTCAAAATGCTCTTCACACAAGAGCAAGCGCAATTTTTTATTTAACCTCTCAATCTCAGCCCGCGCCTCGGCCAGAGATTCTTTCAACTGCTGATTTTCTTCTGATGCGCACGTAATAGTATATTGCTTATTCTCGATTTCCAACGCCAGCCGCTCAATCTCATCTTTCATCTGCTCAATCAGCTTGTCTTTTGTGGCAACCAGCTCGGTGATGCTCTGCTCTTCCGCACACAACGCGGCCTGCTCTTCGGTCATTTCAGCAATCGCTGTATCTAACATCTTGTTGCGTGACCGCAGCCGCTCAATCTCAGCCCGCGCCTCGGCGAGCTTGGCCTCTGCTTCGGTAGCGCGGATATAGTTACCCTGCATACTAAGAAAGAGAGATACGATAGCCTTTTTATTCCCGGTTCGCAGTATTTCA